CGCGCTGGAGCACGTGATGGACGCAGAGTACGATCGCTTCGAGTACCGCATGGGGCGTATGTCTGATGCACGGGCGTATGAACTCGGCGTCATCGACGAGCGGGGGGGATACAACCACCCGCCGATGTTCTCGCCCACAACGTTAAACACAAGCAGGACGTGCAAGCACTGCGGGAAATCCGGCTTGCGTTGGGCAAACCAAGGCTCGGGTTGGCGACTGCAAGAGCGCGACGGCGCGCTGCACCAATGCGAACAGTATGCCCGCTGTCGCGTAGCGACGGCGAGCGACTTTTGACGAAAGGAATCACGAAGTGACCTACCAAGCGACAAAGTTCGACCGCGAGTACCAAGGGGACGAAGACAGCGCCGAGTTCATGATGGGTGCGCCGCACTTCGACATCCCGTACCCGCCGGCGCCACGCACGGACGAGGACACCATGCGCCAGATGCGCGACGCACTGCAGAAGGCGTGGCTGGTGCTCGACGCGCTGCGGACCTACCGCGACGACGCCGAACTGTTGGCGCTCCTGCATAGCCAGCAGATGACCGAAGCGCGGCAGGCCGTCCGCCAGGCGAACGCCTTGACCGTGGGGGCGTCGAGATGACTGACGCGCAGCACACCCCCGGCCCGTGGCGGTGGGAAGTTCGCCCGAAGGACAAGGTTGTCGAGTTGGTTGGCGGCGGGAAGCGCAGATACGACCTTACGGTGCTCCAGCCAACGCGATGGGGGGTGAACGGGGCAACTGTCTTGTTGCAGGAGACAGACAAGAGCGCGCCTAACATCATCTACAAGCTGCTGGTCGAGCGCCCTGAATGGTGCCAGCCGCTGCCAGGTCGGAAGCATCACGTGCACTGGATTCAAACCGTCAACCACCCGGATTTGCTCCTGATTCAGGCCGCACCGGACATGCTGCAGGCTCTGCGCCGTTCGGCGCTGGTGCTCGCTGCGGTCTGCGAGAAGCACCCGGAAATCGGAGCGGATGAAGTCTACAAGGAAGTCAACCGCGCGATTGAAGACGCAATCTTTGGAAAGAATGAACCATGACAAACGACGAAATTCGCCAGCTTTTGGAGGACAACCCGGCAAAGCCGTACTGGCGCAGGATCGTATGGGTTGATCGAAGTCTGCGCCGCATCAACCTCGTTTTGTGGGACTGCAGCGTATGCGAGATTCAGCTTACGAGGCGCATCGCGCTGCTTTCCCCGAATCACCGCAAATGGTGGCAGCCGCCTATTTGCGGTGCGGTTTTTACATATTGACAAAGGGCACCAATGAGGACGGCACTTGAAGCACTCATGCTCGTCGTTGCTGTAATGGCTCCAGTAGCAATCATGGGTTTTGCAGCATGGCTAATATACGAACAGCGAGACGGGTGGGGCTGGTATCTGTGCGTCGCATTCTTGCTCGTTGGCTCCATGAAGATTAGTTTTCAAGGATTCAAATGATTATGCCAATAACCACAGCATCCGAATACCTCCGCCGTGCCGCCGAAATCATGGACGAGCGCGGCAAACAGTACGACAACCCGAAAGGCGAGCGCAGCATGGGCCGCTGCGTGGCAGCGTTCAACGCACTGACGGGGCGAGACCTGGCAGAAGCGGATGGGTGGCTACTGCTGCAACTCCTCAAGGATGCTCGGCAGTGGTCCGGGTCTGGCTTCCACAAAGACAGCGCAGAGGACTGCATCGCCTACGCCGCGTTGAAGGCGGAAGCGTTGGGGCGGGGCAGCAAATGACTTCCGTCTCCCTGTTCCTCTCGACCTTCGCGCTGGTCTTCTTCCTCGGCCTGCAATCCCTTGTGGTCAACGCCGGCCACCGCTGGTTAGCATTCGCCAACAGCTTCGCCATCGGGACGGCGAACCTCGTGCTGTTCAAGCTGGCACCGGACGCCGCTGGGCTCGATATCGCCGCTTACCTCAGCAGCGGGCCTTGCGGGATTTTCGCGGCGATGGAAGTGTTCCGGCGGTGGCGGACGAAGGCATGACCGCCCTCTTCGAACTGCACCTGCCATCCGAGACGCTGGCCGCCGACGAACTGTCGGAAATCACCGGCGCAAAGACGCACGACGGGCAGCGCACGTGGCTCGACGCGAACCGCTGGAAGTACCACACAAACCGCGCAGGAAGGCCGATCGTTGGCCGGATGTATGCTCGGCTCAAGCTGGCAGGGATCGAGGCGTCAGCGCTCACGCCGCAAGCATGGGCGCCGGATTTCTCGGGGATCGGATAGCAAACCAACAACCAGAAAAGGAAGGCGATGATGTGTGAAGCATGCGAAAACGAAGGTCCGAACTTGCGGGAGATTTGGGCCGCAGCTGACAAAAAGGCAAAGGACTGGCGCGAAGCCGGAGAAGAAAATCTTCTGCGACAGATGGTTGACGCACGCGAAGGATTGAAGTCTCTCGGATGGCGCGATGGGCAGTACGCTCCGAAGGACGGTACGCGGTTCCTCTCGATCGAGGCCGGAAGCGCCGGCGTTTTTCCGTGCTACTGGATGCCCAACAAACACATGGCGGAAGGCGGCGGATTCTGGAGCGAGGCGCATGGCGATCTGTGGCCGGCGAAGCCAACGCTGTGGAAACCGATGCCTGCTAACGTTTGAACTAGCCAACAACCACAACGAAAGGAACAAAGCGTGACCATTTGCATTTATCACGGAAACTGCGCAGACGGCTTCGGCGCGGCATGGGTTGTCCGCAAGGCGATCGGAGACATTGAGTTCTTCCCAGGCAAATACCAAGAGCCGCCGCCAGACGTAACGGGCAAGGACGTAGTGATGGTGGATTTCAGCTACAAGCGACCGGCTTTGTTGGATATGGCCGCGAAGGCGAATAGCATCCTGATCCTTGACCACCACAAGACGAGCGCCGAAGACTTGGTTGATCTGCCGGCGAACGTGACGGCGAAGTTCGACATGAGCCGTAGCGGCGCGATGCTGACGTGGGACCACTTCTTCCCCGGAGAGGTTCCGCCGCCTCTCTTGCTGCACATTGAGGACCGCGACCTGTGGCGCTTCGCGCTCCAGAACACGCGCCAGATTCAGGCGAACGTCTTTTCCTTCCCGTATGACTTCCAGGTGTGGGACACACTCATGGCGGCGGCGCCGGCAGCACTGGCGGCCGATGGCGAAGCCATCGAGCGCAAACACTTCAAGGACATTCGGGAACTACTTGGAGTGACGACGCGGGAAATGGTTATCGGTGGGCACCGCGTGCCGGTGGCGAACCTGCCGTACACGTTGGTCAGCGATGCCGCGCATGAACTGGCCAAAGGGCGACCGTTCGCTGGTTGCTATTGGGACACGCCTGACGGTCGGGTTTTCGGACTGCGCTCTACCGACGACGGTGTCGACGTGTCGGCAGTGGCGAAGCAGTATGGCGGCGGCGGACATCGCAACGCCTCCGGGTTTAGCGTCAGTTTCGCAGAGGCGCAGGCGTTCGAGATTCAGCCAGGCGCCTGACAGATCGGATAAAGTGCACCGCATGAACCGCCCGAAGACGACCGCCCGCGACCTGCCGCCCAGGATGCTGCGCCGCGTGCGGACGCTGGCCAGCGGCAAGAAGTGGGTGTCGTACTACTACAACGGGCGGGACGAGGCCGGGCGGCGCAAGGAAATCCCTCTCGGCGGCGATCTGAACGAGGCGAAACGGAAGTGGGCCGAGTTGGAGTGCCAGCCCGCTCCGGTCGAGACGGGCATCATGCGCGTCGTCTTCGACCGCTACGCGCGCGAAGTCATCCCCGGCAAGGCGCCGAAGACGCAGAAGGGGAACCTCGAGGAGCTGGCCATGCTGCGCCGCGTGTTCGACAGCGCGCCAATCGACGCCATCACCCCGCAGCACATTGCGCAGTACCGGGACCGGCGTGGCGCTGCGGCGCCAGTCCGAGCGAACCGGGAAATCTCGCTGCTGTCGCACATCTGGAACATGGCCCGCGAATGGGGCTACACGGCGAAGGAAAACCCGGTCAAGGGTGTCAGGAAGAACCGGGAGAAGCCGCGCGACTACTACGCCGACGACGCGGTGTGGTCGGCTGTCTATGCCGCTGCGTGCGTCGAACTGCAGGACGCGATGGACCTGAACTACCTGACCGGGCAGCGCCCGGCGGACGTGCTCAAGATGCGGTTTGCCGACATCAAGGACGGCGCGCTCGAGGTCCAGCAGGGCAAAACGACCAAGCGGTTGCGCATCGTGCTGGAGAGCGAGGGGGAGGGCACAGGGTTGGGCCGGCTGATCGACCGGGTTCGTGGGCGAGCGGTGTCGAGCCTGTTCATCGTGGCGACGCCGGCCGGTCGGCCCCTGTCGCGATGGACGCTGCGCACGAGGTTCGACGCTGCCAGGCGCGCGGCGGCGGAGCAAGCCGGCGGCGACGCCCTGGCAGAGCGCATCCGGCGGTTTCAGTTCCGGGACATCCGGCCCAAGGCCGCGTCGGAGCTTCCGGTCGAGCACGCGAGCCGGCTGTTGGGGCACTCCGAGAAGGAAATCACCGAGCGCGTCTACAGGCGACTCGGTGAAGTGGTGAAGCCGACGAAATGAGCGCCAACGTCTTCGCGTTCCCGCCTACCGATACGATGACGCCTGAACAGGCGCTGCAGTCCGCGCTGCGACTTGCCGAGCACGGAGGTCTGCAAGACTGCCTCGTCGTCGGATACGACAGCGACGGCGATCTGTTCGTCAGATCTTCCCGGATGGACCGGAAGCTAGCACTGTGGCTTGCCGAACAGCTACGGCTGTACGCCCTCGCATGACGCGGAACGATGGCATGTGGCGGAAGGTGAGGGGGTCGAACCCTCAAGGGCTTATCCAGCCTCGACGCTTTTCAAGAGCGCTGCAGTCGCCAATCTGCTTGACCTTCCGTGCTGCTAGTTGCGGAAAACCGTTTCCGCAACCTCCCGCAATTTGCTGCAAGTGACGCAAAAACATCAACGCAATCAAGTAGATGCAAAAACCATGCGCCGGTTTTCAAGTCCTGCGAGAAAGCGCGGGGAATCAAGGCAGACCGTGGTTTTCGTTTCCGCAACCTTGCCGAATTTGACCCGCTACAGGCCAGCAACCGCGGTGCACCCCCGCCGAGCTGCGGAAACGATTTTATGCGAACGGGATTGCGCCACCGCACCGAATCGCCCACACCACGCCGGCCAGGACAAGCGCCAGCACCGTAGCTACAGCGGCCCACCGCCGCACGGCCCGCGCCAAGGCGACCTCCCGCCGCAGCCTGTCGAGACAGGCGGCGCAGCGAGCATCCCGGGCGTGCTGCTTGGCTTCTATGGCGCCTATGCGCCGGTCGGTGTCGTCGTCCACATCCGTCTAACCCGATAGCGCGAGCGAGATGTCCCGCCGCAGACCCTCGGCGTAGGCGTCGGGTTGCCCGCCGAGCCGGGCTTCCTGCACGACCGCGGCCAGGTATGAGTCGGCGCGCAGTAGCAGCTTGCGCAGCAGTGCGAGTTCCGCTTGAGCCGCCAGGGCTGTAGTTTCGGCGTCGATCCGGGCGGCGGGTGATTCCGCCAGTCGCGAGCGTGGGCGTGTCATCGTGATCATTGGGGTGCCTTGGCCACGCCATCCCCAAGGTCAGACCGCTCCTGCCAGTTGACGACCCGCTGCGCCGCCCCCCTACGGTCCGGCATTTCCCCGTGTTCGATCGCGCAGCGCGTTTCGACCGCCGTCAGCCGGGCCTCTTGCGAAAGCACGAAGCGATCAAACCGTCTGGCGTGCGTGTCGACCTTGTCTTCGAGCTTCTGCTCCAGCCTGGCTATGGTGCTGCCGAGACCCTGCACCGCATCGACCAGCGCCTGGTGCTGCCGGGCGTTGTCGCGCAGATACCAGCCCACCAGACCAAACAGGCCGGCCAGGATGTATGGGGCCAGTTCGGCCATCAGTGCGTTCATCAGCGCCCTTCTCAGTACGGGAGGATTTCGGCATCGGCCGTGAATCCTGTAATCCGGGCGATGCTGGTAACGTCGTTTGCGGTGCCCAGCACGTTGAAGCCGATCGTCCCGATGCCCGACGCAACAGGGCTGGTGACATAGCTCGACGTAATGCCCGAGATGGACGGCGTCTTCACTTTCGGCACGCGGTACGGGATGTACGCGACCGTCTTGACGGTGGCGCCATCGTTGTAACCGCCCTGTGCCATGTAGACGGTTTCGGTGTTCTTCTCGAAGTACTGCTGCACCCGCAGCAATTCGTCCCAGTACGATGTCGCACCGAACGGGGTTGCGATGCTCGAGATTTCCATCTTGACGTTCGTGATGTCGAACTGCCCGCTGGTGTTGCCTACGCCGCCGGTGCGGTCGTCGTAGTTGCTCCCGGCGTCAAGCCAGAACCACAGCCCGGTGAAGGACGCTGCACCGTAGGTGTAGCTGCCTGGGGTGTCCGGGACGCGGAAAGTGTGGGTGAAATACTGCCAGTCCGTCGTCAACTCCGCGTTACCGGCGAACGTCTCGAGCGTACCCGTCGCGCTGTCGAAGTCCTGGCGGAGCACGACGGCGATGCGCCGCGGGTTGGTCGCCCGGGCCTTGTAGGAAACCGTCACCGTGCGCCCGATGCACAGCCGCGCGTCGGCGATCTGCTGGCAGAGGATGGAGTAGGAACTGGCCAACCCGCCGGAAAAGGTGTTCACGCGCAGTGCGGTGTAGGCGTCCTCTTCGCTTTCCGTGTAGGTCCGCGAGATGGCTACGTTCGCCGTGCTGCCGCCGCCGCGGTGGAAGTGCCAGCCATCAGCAATGTAGCGGATGTCGCCGGATGTCGGGATGCCCAGCCACTCGTAGCCGTTCTGCTGAACGATGAAGTTGCCGTTGCGGATCAGGTTGTGCCCGGCGGACCCGGCAACCTGCGGCGGCGGTTCCAACATGATGCCGCCCGGCGTGCCGCCGTCGTGCAGGGCCAGGCCCACGCCGGGAACGGCGATCAGTTCCCCGTTGATTCCGATCAGAGCGTCGTTTTCCAGCTCCGAGAGGCGCTTCAGGACAAGGCGTGCAGTCATGCTACAGACTCCCGGAAGATGACACACCAGTTATAAAGGCGGGCGCCGTCGAAGGCGGACACCGCGGTATCGCTGTCGCGCAGGTTGCCGCGCGCACCCAACCCGGCGATCTGGTTCGCAGCCCCGCCGGCCCCGTTGTTGTAGGCGTAGGAAACCAGCGGATTCGCCCCGATGGTCCCCGACAGCGTGATGACGACCTGATTGTTGACGATCTGGACATTGGTGATGGTCCGGCTCGAGTCGTCCTTGTATGCGAAGCCGTAGTTGGTCGCGGCCTCAACGAGCGCCGTGTCGAAGACCAGATCCCCGACACGCCCGGTGAAGGTGATAGTCACCGTGCTCCCGGCGCCGATGATGGCGGTTGGCCGCAGCGGTTCCCACGTCCCGCCAGCTTCGACGACGGCAAACGCCTTGGCGTAGTATTCGCCGAGCACGCGCTGCGCGTTGTTGGTGATGTGCGAGTGGTCGTAGTAGTCAAGCTGGTACTTCGGACAGACCAGATGAATCTTGCTGTTCGACTTGTGCGCCACAAGCTGCTGCAGTTGCGAGGGGAAAGCCACCGATGCTATGCCGCTGGTGTAGCCGTAGCCGGACGCGCTGCCCACCTGGCAGATGAACATGTGGATGTCGTCGGTCTGCCCCGTGATGGCCTTCAGATCGGTTTCAAGGTCGTCCTGCCATTCGGCCAGATCAACGGCATAGCTCGTGTTGTTGTCCAGCCCGTCCTGCTCGCCGTGGATGCACGACACGCCCTTGTAGATCGCCAGCGACCGGGCGGCGAAGATGCTGGCCGCCTGCGCGAGTACCTGCTCATACACGCCCGACGTGCCGCCCTTCTTCAACGCGTCGTAGTTCTTGCCACCCCATGCCTGCCCGTGGAACAGCGTCTCCCGCGGCGGCACGTCCACGTTGGCCAGCACCCCGCGCATGAAGCTGCTGCCAATTGTCACCCGGCTCTGTTCCGCGAGCGTCGTCAGCCCGGTCCCGAGCACTCCCGTGTTGCGCCCTACCGGCCCCGACGTGAGCATCTGAACCTCGTCCGGGTACGGACTTAGGCCGGTCACGGAATCGCCGCCCACGCCACCCTCTGCGAGCGACTGGCCGGTATGCGCGAAGGCCCAGTACTCCGCCGCCGGCGGGGTGTAGTCCGCCTCCATCCGGTAGATCGGCGTGTAGTGGAAGTCCAGAGCCTCGGCGGTGTCGTACCGGTCGATGCGGTCGTAGATGGTGCTCGCCTCGCCGCCCAGGTCGTACCCAACCAGCGCCCCGCCCTTGCCGGCTGCCGTGCTCGCCAGGTCCGCCGCGAGCGCGGACGTGCCCGACGGGTCGGTATTGATGATCGCGTCGCCGTCGGCGTTCCAGCCAAGGACCGCGTAGGGCTCAGGGTAGGGCAGCTCCGCGTCGAAACCCGGCGGGGTTGAGACGGAAAACTTCAGGCTTCGCGCGACGCGCTCCGCGAGCTGCTGCACGAGAATGGTGAGACGGTCGAGCGCGAGGTTGATGACCCGCGGGTAGAACCCGCCCTGGTTGGTCAGCTCGACCGGCTGCAGGTTGGCAACCCGGCTTGTGAGGGTCAGCGAGTGTCCGGACACCAGCGCAGACGGCAACACCACCGACCCGCCCGGCGACGTGTCCTGATCGGGGCCGACCGTCACCGTGTAGTCGGCGCCTTCCTCGAGAACCGTCTCGACGCCAGCCGGCGTGGTGTGGACTACCTGCACGTCCGCGGACGTGAAGACCTTGAACGAGAATGCGAAAGCGGTTGCGCTGTCGTTGCCGGCGTAGGGGCCGGCCTTGCGGACCTCGCTTGAGATGGTCATATCGTAGCCTCCCGGGAGATTGCCGCGAGTATATCCGCCGGGCGCTCCGATACGTGCACCGCCCCGGGTTAGCGGGCTTCCTGAAAGCCGAAGACGATCGCCGCCGGGTTGCCGGTCTTCCCTTCGGCGAGCGCCTGCGCGCCGGCGATGGTGCGGTTCGCCTGCGCCGCCGGCAGGCCGAACAGCCCCCCGGCGACGTTGACGAACGCCTTGCGGAATGCGTCGTCGAACTCGCCTTGCTGCGCCTGTTGCGCCAGCTTGAGCGAGTCCGGGATGAGTCGCACACCCGCCGGGCCTTGGTAGCCGAACGACGGCACACCGGCGACAATCTTCCCGGCATCGCTGAACTCGCGCACGACCACCAGCAGGCCCATAAGGAAGCCGATTTCCTCGGCCACCAGCTTGCGCGCAACCTTGCCCCAGTCGTCGTCGCCCGAGTCGCCGGGTGTGATGGCGTTCTTCAGCGCGAACCCGAGCACCACGGGGGCGACGTACAGCAGCAGGTAGTCGACCGCCAGCTTGGCGCGCTTCTGTGGTGTGGCCGCGGTCATGGTCTGCGACACGCCGACGTTGAGCGCGGTGTTCATGAACGAGTAGAAGACGGTGAACAGGCGCATTAACTGGTTGCCGCGCTCGATCCCCGACAAATCCTTGGTCTGCCCGCCGCCCTGCGCGTCAATCACGGCCTGATCGGCGAGCGCGACGGCCCGGCTGTCATCCTCGCCCGCGGCGATCGCCTTCTCGTAAGCACCCCACCACGTCGGAACGTCGACCATCTGCTGACAGCGCATCATCAGGAAGTAGGCGTAGCGCCCCGCGAACTCGTTGAACGCGCTCTGGTCCTGCACCCGGTTGCGCAGTTCGTTCAGTTCACGAAAGCGCGTCCGGGCGCGGTTTTCCATGAAGCTGGACATCTGGTTGACCTTGCGCGTCAGTTCGACCGGCCCGCCCAGGTATTTCGCGACTCCGCGCCCGATCCACCGCGCCCCCACCCGGACGACGGACTGCGTGAGGCCAAGCGGCTGAATTGCAGCGCTCATCACGTTGAAGCCCAGCCCGGCAACGCTGACACCTTGCCGCAGCCGTCCGAGAAACGCCTCCCCGGCGTTTGCCGCCGGCTTGTCGCCCTCGGCGATGTCCTGCACCCAAGCCTTGAGCTGCTGCTTCACTTCGGGGCCGTAGTGCTCGCGGATGGCGGCGTCGATGGTATGCGAGCGCAGCAGCCGGTTCGCGTCGATCAGCCACTCATGCCAGGACAGATCGTGGATGACATCGTTGACGCCGGAGTAGAGCCCCGCCAGGGTGTAGAGCAACGGCCGGCCGTGGACTTCCTCTACCCGGGCCTTGGTGAAACTGCGACGCGTCGTGGCGGACGTGTACGCGCCCTGCATCTGTCGCTTCGCGCCTTCAGCGTCGGCGTGTTCCTCGGCGCGTTGGCTGGCCGCCGGGTCATACTTGATCGGGTAGTACCCGCCGCGCAGGCTTACCGCCGTGCCGTCGGATGCGGTCACGGTGAAGGCGCGCGGCGCGACCCATTCCGGTTCTTTGCCGTACACGCGCCGCTCCTTGGCGGCGATCTGCGGGCGGTAGCTCCCGAAGTGATCCCAAATCGCTTGAACCGCCTGCCACTCCGCCGAGGAGAGCGACTGCAGGACCGGGTCCAGCTGCGCCCGGGTCCAGTTTTCGCCGCCGAGCAAGCGCTGCAGGTGGCTTGCGTTCCCCGTGTGGAGCGCGATGGCCAGCCGGGCCATGCGGTTAAGACTACGCCCGATGGTCGGAAAGTGAATTCCGTTGCCCCCCATCGGCCCGAGCGCGAAGACCGGCGCCAGGATCTCCGAGAGCTTGGTCGTGGCCTCGGCGCGCATGGTCGTCTCCCGGTCGCCGCGCTCGTTCGCGCCGCGGACGAAGTGCTCCCACACTGCGCCGCCGTCCTTTCCGCCGTCCATGATGCGCGCCCACGTCGCCGCCTTGATGTGCAAGCTCCAGAACCGGCGGACGCGCTCCAGCGCGCTCCCGGTCGTCGTCGTGGCCGTGCGCGTGTCCGCCTGCCGGCCGCGCGCGTTCGCCCTGATGCTGCCCGCGATTTCGTCGCGGATGGCCTCGTAGGTGCGCTTGTCGCGCGCCGTCAACAGCCGGTGTTTCAGCCGGCCAAGGTGCTCGATCTGCTTCACCGCATCGACAAGCCCGCGGAATTCCTCGACGGTCAGGTTCTTGTACGACGTGCGGAACGCCTCGTTCGCAAGCTCCGGCGAGATGTCCGGTTCGAGGCCCATATCGTTCTGCGCCTTGATCCACTCCGCGAGCGCAGCGCGCTTGTCGACGGCCTTGTTGCTCTGCGACTTGCGCAAGTCGAACCGCTCGAGCATGCGCTCGATTTGGTCGGAGTACTCCGCGTCGATGGCGTTGCTGCGCGTGTCGAACTTGCGCAGGTAGCGCAGCCCGCGGTCGATTTCCGCCAGGGCGTTGAGCGCGGCGCGCGCCGCCGCGTTGTGAATCACTTGGTTGCGCTTCTCGACGGCCGCGGTGGCAATGTCGCCGCTGGCCGAAGCCTTCGCCGCTGCGCGCGCCGCCCGGGCTTCCGCGTTGGTGTACTGCCCGGCGTGAACGTTACGCACCTTCAGCCGGGCGATGACCGCGCGGGCATACTCCCTGGCCGCACTGGCGAGCACACGTGGCCTTCCCGTGGCCTTCGCCAAGGCGTTGGCCTCGGTGGCAATGAAACGCGCCCTGACGTCGTTGTGGATGGCTTCGTCCGCCGCCCCGGCGATCGACTC